CGGCGCCGTCGCGCTGATCATGGCTATAGGCAGGGCGCTAATCCTCGCCAACGACAACAGCGGCAACATCAGCGACTTCTTTTCGAAACCTATCATTGTTGGATAACGAACCCATGGATACAGGCCTGATCCTCTTCATCGTGGCGGCCGTGGCCGCGCTGTGCCTGTTTGTCGCCGGCGTATTTGTCTTGGTCGGTCTCGGCTGGGCACTCATCGCTTGCGCTGCTTCTTTCTTGGCTGCGGCTGGATTCATCCGTAAGGGGCTGACTGGTGAATAAACCTATCAAGTCAGTCCTGCGCCAGGCTCTATTCAAATCCGCCGAGCCTGGATTTGTGAAGTCCTCGCTTGCTGGCTGGGTAGGTCGGCGCATTGGCCTGGGTGACGCTTCATTCTGGAATGGTTACTACGGCACTGATTCCGCGTCGGGAAAAACGGTGAGCCAGCAGACAGCGCTTCAGTTGTCGACGGTGTGGGCTTGCGTACGCCTCATCGCAGAAACCCTGGCCACCCTCCCGATCGCACTTTACGAAGACAATAACGGTGTGCCAGAGGTGGCCACTTCGCACCCCGTGCACCGGGTGATCAGCCAGCAGCCGAACGCCGACCAAACCCCTGTTGAGTTCTGGGAATGTGTGGTGGCCAGCTTGCTGCTCAGCGGCAACAGTTTTAATGAGCCTCATTTGGTGGGGCGCGATCTGTCTTCGTTGGAATTTATCCTCCCACAATCTGTTTCTCCGCCTCGGCGCACGAGCAGCGGCGCGATCGAGTACCGGTTCATCGACAGCGAGGGCAAGCCTCATACGCTACTCGATGAGCAAATGATGCACACGCGCGGGTTCGGGACCGATCCCATGTGCGGTTTGAGCCCGCTTGCCATGGGCCGCAATGTATTCGGCGCTGCTATGGCTGCCGATGAGTCGGCCAGCAAGATGTTTGCCAACGGGATGAAACTCGGCGGCGTTCTTTCCACAGACCAAATTCTCAACAAAGCCCAGCGGGAGGACATCCGAGAGGACATGGCTGCCAAGTTCGCCGGCGCTGTGAACACCGGAAAGACGATGGTTCTGGAAGCTGGCATGAAGTATCAGCAGGTGTCTATGACGCCCGAAGATGCACAAATGCTCCAAACCCGGGCCTTCAACGTCGAAGAGATCTGCCGGTGGTTTCGTGTTCCTCCTTGGATGGTCGGCCACACGTCCAATAGCACCAGCTGGGGCACTGGCATGGAACAGCAGATGCTCGGCTTCCTGAGCTTCACGCTGCTTCCCTGGATGAAACGCATCGAGCAGAGCATTAATCGCCGCCTACTGCGGCCCGATGAGCGCCGGCGGTTTTACGCGAAGTTCAACCCAGAGGGACTGCTCCGCGCCGACAGCGCTGCGCGCGCCGCGTTCTACAGCTCCATGACGCAAAACGGCATCTATACCCGCGACGACTGCCGGATCAAGGAAAACCTTGCACCCATGGGCGGTAACGCAGCGAAGCTCACCGTTCAATCCAACATGCTGCCGATCGACAAGCTCGGCGAGGGCTCGGGCGATGCCCAGCAAGCCCGTTCCGCGCTGTTGGACTGGCTCAACGAAACCCCCAAGGGGAACCAGGAATGAAACGGAAAGACCAGTCCCTCGCGGTGAAGTACCGCTCATTTGATTACGACGTGAAGGCTGTCAGCGATGACGGCCTTTTTTCTGGCTACGGATCGGTGTTCGGTGTCGTCGACAGTTACAACGAGGTGGTGGCGCCCGGGGCGTTTCTTGATTCGATCGCCGACCTCAAGGCGAAAGGCAGGTCTTTACCAGTCCTCTGGCAGCATCGCACCGCCGAGCCAATCGGTTCCTGGTCCATGGATACGCTGAAAGAGGACGCCAAGGGCTTGTTCGGTGATGGCGAGCTCTGGCTGGCTGATGCGCCGTATGCGCGTATCGCCATGCGCGGCATGAAGTCCCGATCCATCACTGGCCTTTCCATCGGCTATTACGTGCGCGAATCGAGCTTCGACGAGAAGACACGCATCCGCACGCTCACCAAGCTCGACCTGGTGGAAATTTCCATTGTGACGGTACCGGCCAACGATGAGGCGCGCACCGACACCATCAAGTCGAAGCTGGCACATGGCGGCCTTCCTTCACTTAAAGAATTCGAGTTGCTCTTGCGCGAGGCAGGATTCTCGAAAAATCAGTCAACGGTGATTGCCAACCGTGGACTTCAACACCTGCTCCGGAGCGAGTCCGCGGGCGACCTGGCTGAAGCTGAACTCGTCGAGGCGCTCAAATCGCGCCCGGCACTGACTCTCCCATCGTTTTGAGGATTCACCATGCATAACGCCATGAGCAACCAGGCTCGCGCCGAAAACCGTCAGTTGCAACGCAAGGAGCACTCCGACGACAAGGTCCAGTTGAAAGCGGTCAATGACCTGCTCGATCAGCGCGACCAGGAAATCAAAGCGTTCGCCGAGAAAGCGAACAAAGAAATCAAAGAGCACGGCACCATTCTGGCCGATACCAAGACCGTTCTCGAAGGCCTGGTAAAGGATGGCGTGGGCTTGCAGGATCGCCTGCAGGACCTCGAGCAAAAGATGTCTCGCCGCTTTGCGGCCAACGATCCGACTGACGCCAAGTCGGTAGGCGAAGAGCTGTCCGACTCGGATGACTTTAAGGCCTTGCAAACTCGCGGCCGTGGTATCGCCCGCATTGGTCGCAAAGCCGTCACCAACATCACCAGCGCAACCACCGGTACCGGTGGCGTGGGTG